GCGCACGCTCAAAACGATGTCGGCGATTCAGGCACGCATCCACGCAGCGATGAAGCAAGAGTTCAAGATAATCAAGGGTTTGGTGCAGGAGTACGCGCCTGATACCTACGAGTACGACGCAGACTCCTCCGACGGCGAGAAAGCATCCCGTGCAGACTATGATATGGTTGAGATCATCCCGGTGTCGGACCCGAACGCGAGCACCATGTCGCAGCGCATTGCGCAGTATCAGGCGGTGATGCAGCTGGCGTCGCAGGCCCCTGGGTTGTACAACCTGCCAATGCTGCATCGGCAGATGGTAGAGGTGTTGGGCGTTCGCAACGCAGACAAGCTGGTACCGAACCCGGATGACCTGAAGCCGATGGACCCTGTGTCGGAGAACATGCTCATGCTCAAGGGCAAGCCGTGCAAGGCGTTCTTGTACCAGGATCACGAGGCCCATATCGCTACCCACATGGCGTTCGCACAAGACCCGAAGCTGCAGCAGCTGCTGCAACAGAACCCGCAGGCCCCGGCTATGATGGCCGCGGGCGCGGCTCATCTGTCAGAGCATATTGCGTTCGCGTACAGGCTTCAGATCGAGCAGCAGCTGGGCATCCAGCTTCCGCCGCCGGAGGAGAACTTGCCAGAGGAGGTGGAGGTCACGTTGTCCCGCCTCACTGCGGAAGCGGCTAAGAAACTCCTGAGCAAGAACCAGGCAGAGGCGCAGCAGCAGCAGGCGCAGCAGCAGCTGCAGGACCCAGTCGTCCAGATGCAGATGCAGGACATGCAGATTAAACAGGGCGACCTGCAGCGGAAAGCACAGAAAGACCAGATGGACTTCCAGATCGAGCAGGCACGGCTGGCCGTTGATCGTGAGCGCATCAGCGCAAGTACGCAGATCGAAGCCGCCCGTCTCGGGGCCAAGGCGATTATGGACAAGCAGAAATTGGAAGACGTGAAGAGCATGACGGGGTTCAAGTCCAGCATGGACACGATCAACCAGGCTAAAGATCGGGAGGCCGCCGCTGCAACCGCCGCTGCGCGCCCACAAGGGGGTATATCTAAATGATCGAATCATTCGTAGCGCACCTACGCAAAAGAATCGGGGAAGAGGCAGAGTCCGTTGCTCAAGCGCTGAGTACGGGCGGGGCCAAATCCTTTGATGAATACCGTCATATGACGGGCATCCTCCGCGGCCTATCTATTTTAGACCGCGAAATCAACGACCTAATGGACGCACTTTACAAGGAGTAATCATGTCTACACCAGTCGAACAGACTGCCACCGACGCTCAAATTGACGCCGGACTACCACGCCCTTGCGGGTATAAAATCCTCATCGCCCTACCAAAAGTAGAGACTACGTATGCGGGCGGCATCATTAAATCTGATCTCGCCGTGAAGCAAGAAGAAGCATCCACCGTGATTGGTGCTGTGCTGGAGCTTGGTTCCGAGGCGTACAAAGACCCAACCAAGTTCCCCAACGGCCCGTGGTGTAAGGAAGGTGACTTCGTCATCATCCGTGCCTACTCTGGCACGCGGTTCAAGCTATTCGGCACGGAGTACCGGCTGATTAACGACGACACAGTCGAGGGGGTTGTAGAAGACCCGCGTGGCTATTCTCGGATTTGAGGTGATATATGTCTAACGAAGAATATATGACGACACTTGATCTAACCCCCAATGCGGATGCCGCAGTTGCTGAGGAGTTGGATGATGGCAGCGTGGAAGTTGAGGTTGTAGACGATACTCCTGAGTCGGACCGGAACCGCAAGCCGCTCCCAGCAGAAGTAGCCCGTGCTCTGGACGAGCCTGACACTGAGGAGTATTCCTCCAAGGTTAAACAGCGCATCGACCAGATGAAGAAGGCATGGCACGACGAGCGCCGCGCTAAAGAGTCGGCCACGCGAGAGCGGGATGAGGCTATTCGCATCGCACAGCAGGCGTACAATGAGCGATCCACGTCCATGCAGAGGCTGCAGGACGGCGAGGTGTGGGCTATGGAGCAGGCGAAGCAACGCGCTATACTCCAGCTGGCCAATGCGAAGCAGGCGTATAAGCAGGCGTATGAGGAAGGTGACTCCGATAAATTGGTTGATGCCCAGCAGGGTTTGACACAGTCTATGGCGGAAGTTACAGAAATTTCTCGGTACAGGCCACAATATGCTGTACAACCTGAAAACAATGATGTATATACTCAACCAACAGCGGAACCCGAGTACGAAGCACCCACTCCCGACCAACGCGCGGTGGACTGGAATGCTGAAAATACTTGGTTTGGCTCTGATGATGAGATGACCAGCTTTGCGCTTGGTGTCCATCAGAAGTTAGTCAAAGAGGGGCACAACCCCCAATCCGATGAGTATTATGCGCATATCAATGCGCGAATGCGGGCTGTATTCCCAGGATCATTTGGGAAGAAGCGACAACCCTCTACTGTTGTCGCACCAGTGGGCCGATCACCCAAAGGTAGAAAAGTAGTGCTGACTCAAACGCAAGTAGCGCTTTCTAAGCGGTTAGGAATTACGCCTGAGCAGTATGCACGTGAACTCGCTAAACAACAGGAGATGTAAAAATGACTACCCGTACGAACCGTGAAATGCAAACCCGCGACATTGATTCGCGCAAGAAGCTGTGGCAACCGGCAGATTTGTTGCCTACACCTAACCCGCAAGAGGGTTATGAGTTTCGTTGGGTTCGGAAGTCCACTACTGGGCAGGCCGATCCGACGAATACTTCGAGAAGCTTCCGTGAAGGCTGGGAGCCGTGCCGTTTAGAGGACCACCCGGAACTCGCATTGTCTGTGGACGTAGATGCGAAAAACTCTGGTATTGTGGAAGTTGGCGGTTTGATTCTATGCAAGATGGCTGCGGAAATGGTAATAGCGCGCAATGCGTACTATAACAAGCATACCGCTGCGCAGATGGAATCTGTGGACTCTGGTTTGATGCGTGAAAATGACCCACGTATGCCGCTGTTTAAGGACAGCAAGTCGTCGGTCTCATTTGGTCGTGGTTCTTAATTGAGCTACTTACTTTCTATTTAGGAGATTTACTATGGCTTCTACTGCCGCTCCCTACGGTCTAAAACCCGTAAACTTGATTGGGGGTATCCCGAATGCGGGTGCCATGCGTCAAGTAAAAATCGCTTCGGGCTACGGCACGAACATCTTTAACGGCTCCATCGTGGCTATCGCTTCTGATGGCACGTTGACTGCTGTCACCACCGTCGGTTCCGCGGCTTCGCCGTTCCCGGCTGGCACGCTTGGCGTGTTTGTTGGTTGCCAGTACACCGACCCGTCGTTGGGCTATCAGTTGCAGCGTCAAAGCTGGCCGACTGGTACCGTTGCTTCGGATGCCGTTGGCTTCGTCATCGACAACCCGAACATGCTGTTCCAAGTTCAGTGCGCTGGTTCGCTAGCTCAGTCTACCCTTGGTGAGAATGTCCAGTTGAACGCTGTACAGAGCACCAGCACCGGTTCTACGACCACTGGCAACTCCAACACCGCCGTTAGCGCTACCTCCGCCGTTACCTCTGGTATCTGCTTCCGTATCGTTGACTTTGTTTCTGGCCCCACCTCTACTGTTGGCGACGCATTTACTGACGTGATTGTTAAATTCAATCCGGCGGCACATTCGTACACCAACAGCACTGGCATCTAAGGAGTAAATCATGGCTATTTCACGTGCCCAACTAATGAAGGAACTCCTGCCGGGGCTTAACGCTCTGTTCGGTATGGAGTACAAACGCTACGCAGAAGAGCATAAGGACATCTTCGACACTGAGTCGTCTGACCGTTCTTTCGAGGAAGAGACCAAGCTGTCTGGCTTCGGTGCTGCTCCGGTTAAAACTGAAGGCGCTGCTATCGCTTACGATAACGCGCAAGAAGCTTTCACCGCACGCTACACCCACGAGACGATTGCTATGGGCTTCTCGATCACCGAGGAAGCAGTGGAAGACAATCTATATGACAGTCTCTCCGCTCGCTACACCAAAGCTCTGGCTCGCGCTATGGCTTACACCAAGCAGGTTAAAGCTGCTGCGATCTTGAACAACGGCTTCACTGCTGGCGTCACCTACGGTGATGGCCAAACGTTGTTCTCTACCGCTCACCCGCTGGTGTCTGGTGGTGTTAACTCGAACCGTCCGGCTGTACAGGCTGATTTGAACGAGACTTCCTTGGAAGCCGCTGTCATTCAGATCGCTGCATGGACCGACGAGCGTGGTCTTCTGATCGCTGCGAAGCCTAAGAAGCTGATCCTGCCGCCGGCATTGATGTTTGTTGCTACCCGCCTACTCAAAACTGAGAAGCGCGTTGGTACCGCTGATAACGACATTAACGCTATCGAATCAAACGGCACCATCCCTGACGGCTTCGGCATCAACCACTGGTTGACCGATACCAATGCTTGGTTCCTCACCACAGACATCCCGAACGGCCTGAAGCACTTCACCCGTTCTGCGTTGGCTACTGGCATGGACGGCGATTTCGAGACGGGGAACACTCGCTATAAAGCGCGTGAGCGGTACTCGTTCGGCGTGTCGGACGCGCTCGGAATTTTTGGCAGTTCCGGCGCGTAAGTAAGTAAGTAAATCTAGCTAAGTGCTTGATTTAGACCCCGCTTCGGCGGGGTTTTTTATTTGTGGAAAAAAGGTTGACACCTGAAAATACAGGTGCTATAAAGAACCCATCCGGGACTTATCCAAGCCCATGCAGACTGACCCGGCAGACGATGCACAGACTGACGGGCTACTTGTGCAAAAGGACTCAATATGTCTAAGACTACCTTCTCTGGCCCGGTCGCGGCTACCAACGGCTTCATTCTCCCTACAACCGTCACTGCGTCGCTCCCCACCGCTTCTGTTGCTAACACCGGCTTGCTGTACGTCGTTACGGACAACGGCGTGGGCAACAACGAAACTGCTGTAGTGCTGTGCAACGGCACGGGCTGGACGCTGACCACTGGCGCAGCTCTTACCTAATAGGGGGTTGTTATGCAGACTGATGTCAAAAGCGCGGTAGCTACGGCTACCGGCGTTATGTACGCAGGCCGTACGCGGCTCAAGGGTGTGACTCTGACGACTACTGGCGTTGCTGGTAGCATGGTGTTCCGAGATGGCGCTGGCGGCACTGTGATGCTCACAGTGAATACCCCGGCAGTAAGCAGCTTGGATGACATGTTCATCCCGGGCGAGGGCATCCTGTTCTCTGTTGGCATCCACGTTACAATCAGTAATGTGGCTTCTGTTTCTATTTTCTACGGTTGAGGTGAGCTATGTTAAATAAATTCGTTGCGCGTATGGATGGTAAGCCCTTGGGCTACGGTGGGTCCGCAGCTGCCGCTGGAGCCGATAAGAAGAAGCGCGGCAAGGGCCCCGCTGTGAAAGAGGGTGGTAAAGTCGGATGCTATAAGGCTGGCGGTTCCGTCTGTCGTGGCGGCGGCGCTGCTACACGCGGCGTTAAATTTCGCGGGGTGAAATAATGGCCAGACAGTTAAAAGATGGGGTTACGCAGGATATGTGGCCAGCAGGGGGGGCCCCTAACGGAGAAATGACAGAGCGCGAACGGGGTTTGCAGAAAATACGTATGGAGGCCGCTGCCGCCGCCGCGAGGGACAAGGCCCAGCGCGATACGCAAGGGCCGATCCGCAATACCATCGGCAAATACGCGACAAAGTATTTAGCTGACCCTATCTTCGACTCACTCTCCAGTGGCAACCGCCTTCGTCGGGAAGAAGACGCTGTTATTTACGATGAGCGTGCAAAGGCCCTAGGCTACAAAAAGGGCGGAGCCGTTCGTGGCTCTGGCTGCTGTACCAAGGTCAAGAAATGTAAGATGTACTGATGGCTACTACCGGGACTACTGCCTTTAACATGGACCTCAATGAACTCATTGAGGAGGCGTTTGAACGCGCCGGGGGTGAGGTACGTTCCGGGTATGATTTCCGCACTGCGCGGAGGTCGTTGAACATCCTGCTGGCTGAATGGTCTAATCGCGGCATCAATATGTGGACTATCGACAGTGGCACTATCCCGCTAATCTCTGGTACCGCTACATATAACTTACCTGCGGATACTGTGGACCTCATCGAGCATGTCGTTCGTACGGGCTCTGGTACTACACAGGCTGATTTAACGGCTTCGCGTATCTCGGTGTCTACCTATGCCACAATCCCCAACAAGACTGCTACTGGGCGACCTTTGCAGATTTATATTGATAGGGCTGTTGCTACCCCTACTGTTACTGTTTGGCCTGTTCCTGACGCTTCTAGTACGTACACTCTGGTTTATTGGCGTATGCGTCGTATGGACGATGCGGGCAATGGCACGAACACTCAAGAAGTACCTTTCCGCTTCCTCCCGTGCTTAGTCGCCGGGCTCGCGTTTTACATCGCCTTGAAGTTACCCGAAGGACAAGCTAAGGCTATGATGCTGAAACAGGAATACGAAGAGGCATGGATGCTAGCATCTACAGAAGACCGTGAGAAGGCTACATCGCGGTTCGTACCTAGAATAGCGCGGGTGTAATTGTGGCCACTGTGTTTGCCTCGGGTAAAAAAGCTCCGGGCCTGTGCGACGTGTGCGGTCAGCGGTACCGGCTTTCGCAGTTGAAAGCATTGGTAGTTAAGCAACGAGTGACCAACATCCTCGCGTGCCCCTCTTGCTGGGACAAAGACCATCCGCAGCTGATGCTCGGAACTGTGCCGGTTAATGACCCGCAAGCCCTGCGCAACCCACGCGTCGACATTGGCCTGGTTGAGAGCCGCGACATACAGTGGGGCTGGCGGCCCGTCGGCGGCGGTAGTAGTGGTAGCGGTACCCCCAATGCCTTGGTAGCCTCTAGCGGCCTCGGCACCGTAACTGTGAGCACCCCATGAACTACACCCAGCTAACTACGGCCATCCAAGACTACATCGAAGCGGCGGACACGACGTTCGTCGACAACATCCCGAACTTCGTCAAAGCTACGGAGCAGAAGGTGTACAACTTGGTGCAGCTACCGGCGTTGCGTAAAAACGTGACGGGCACTACTACAGCGGGCAATAAATACTTGGGCCAGCCATCTGATTGGTTGGCGACGTACTCGATCTCGGTCATCACCCCTGCGACTGGCGAACAGACGTACCTGCTCAATAAGAACGTGGACTATATCCGGGAGGCGTTTCCGTACCCCGCCACTACAGGGCGGCCAACGCATTACGCCATATTTAACAACACCACCTTTATTCTCGGCCCTACCCCGGATGCTGCTTACAGCACTGAGCTGCACTATTTCTACTACCCGCAGAGTATTGTTACCGCTGGAACGTCGTGGTTAGGCGATAATTTCGACACTGTACTATTATACGGATCGCTTGTAGAGGCTAATATGTTTATCAAAGGCGAGGCGGATACCACGGCGGCGTACCAGAAGCAGTTCGACGAGGCACTAGATAAGCTTAAAGGTTTAGCCGAGGGCAAAGATACACAAGATTCCTACCGGAGCGGGCAAGTCCGGCGGAAGGTAGTTTAAGCGTTTTAACGGTAACCGCCCACCGTAAGGGCATTATTTTAGGAGCTCATTATGGCTATTACCCAAGCACTGGCAACATCATTCAAGGTGCAAATGCTTAACGGCATCCACGCGTTCGGCACTTCCGTCATCCGTGCGGCTACTACAGCGGACACGTACAAAATCGCGTTGTATACCTCCGCGGCTACGCTGGATGCTACGACCACCGTGTACACTACGACTAACGAAGTAGTAGGCACCAACTACGTTGCTGGCGGTAATACGCTAGTTAACGTAGCCCCTACGTCTTCTGGTACCACTGCGTTTCTTGATTTTACCGATACTACGTGGGCTACCGCGACCATCACCGCCCATGGCGCGCTGATCTACAATGCGACTCAAGGTAACAAGGCCGTAGCGATTCTAGACTTCGGCGGCGATAAGACATCCACCGCAGGGGCGTTTACTATTATTTTCCCAGCAGCGGACGCTTCTAACGCCATCATCCGTATTGCGTAAGTATTGATTACAGTAGTGTAAGGGATCGGGTATGGCATTAGTGCTCAAAGATAGAGTAAGAGAGTTATCGGCGGTAACAGGTACGGGTACAGCTACTGTGACTGGGGCCTACGAGGGCTACCGGTCGTTCTCTTCCTGCGTGCCAACAGGCTCTACGGTGTACTACTGTATCCATAACACCACCGCTGGGTTTGAGAACGAGTGGGAGGTTGGGCTGGGGACGTACACAGTGTCGGGTAACACGCTGACACGGAGCGATGTATATTCCTCCTCGAACGCAGGGGCTTTAGTCGCGTTTAGCGCTGGCGCCAAAGAAGTGTTTATTACGCAGCCCGCGGATCAAGCGGTGTACCAAGAAACAAACGGTAACGTGCTTATCGGAACCACGACGGACACCGGTGAGAAACTGCAGGTTACTGGATCAGCTAAGGTAACTGGCGCGGCGGCGTTCAATAGCACTGTGGCGCTCGCCGCGGACCCCACGACAGCGCTGCAGGCTGCGACTAAACAGTACGTTGACGCAGCCGTATCTGCGGGCATCCATATCCACAACCCTGTCCGGTTGGAGCAAGAAGCGAACCTTACCGCGACCTACAATAACGGCACTGCGGGTGTTGGCGCGACACTCACAAACTCGGGGGCCCAGGCCGCGCTGGTTGTAGACGGCGTTGCTGTTGTAGCGGCGGATCGCATTCTAGTGCTGGCTCAAACGACAGCGACGCAAAACGGCGTCTATGTCGTCACCACCGTCGGTTCCGGGGCTACTAACTGGGTACTTACGCGCTCCTCTGACACAAATACATACGCTGCGGACACTACTACCGCGTTAGATGACGGCTCGTATTTCTACGTCTCTGAGGGGATGACCGGAGCGGGGGAGTCCTACGTCTGTACCACAACAGGTACTATCACATTCGGAACTACGGCGATCGCGTTCACGCAGTTTAGCGGAAACCCTGTTTTCGTCGGTGGGACCAACATAAACATATCTGGCCAGACTATCTCCGTAACCGGGGCTATTGGCGCTACTAACGGCGGTACAGGGCAGAGCGCGTATACGCTAGGGGACACGCTGTACTCCTCCGCGGCTAATACACTGAGCAAGCTGGCGGGTAACACCACTACGACTAAAAAGTATGCCTCCCAGACAGGTGACGGTGTCAACTCCGCTGCGCCTATCTGGGCACAAGTTGCGGCGGCGGATATATCCGGGCTAGCGGCTTCAGCTACCACGAACACGGTTGACGCTGGGAATATCAGTGCGGGTACGCTGCCCGCAGCGCGGCTCACGGGCGGTTACACCGGGATTACAGGGCTTGGGACTGTCACTACAGGTACGTGGTCTGCGGGTACTATCGCCGCTAACAAAGGGGGCACGGGCATAACGGGCTATACCGTCGGGGATGTAATCTACGCTAACACCGCGTCTACTTTAGCCTCGCTATCGGATGTTGCTACGGGTAACTCGCTCCTATCGGGGGGCCTGTCAACTGCCCCGGCGTGGGGTAAGATCGGCCTCACTACCCATATCACGGGTACTTTGAGTGCGTCCAATGGCGGCACGGGCGTTACCTCGGCTACAGGGTCGGGTAGTGTTGTGCTGTCGATCTCCCCTACACTGGTTACCCCCGTCCTTGGTACACCCGCTTCTGGCACGCTGACCAACTGCACGTTCCCCACACTCAATCAGAACACTACTGGTTCTTCTGCATCTTGTTCTGGTAATGCTGCTACTGCAACCACTGCAACCAATCAATCCGGTGGAACGGTATCTGCAACAACTGGCACATTTAGCAGCCAAATAACTTCCACAGTAGCAAC